ATCTATTTCACTAGATGTTAAATGCTCTAATACAGTTAATTTATTATTAACTAAAAACTCCGGATTGACTAATGTTGGATTGTTTTGAGCTTCTAATAAACAATATAAAGCAGCAAGCGGTTTGTAATCTCTTACTTGAATAGCAAAAAATTCTTCTATATCATAGTTTTCTTTTAGTTCTGCTATTAATTTATATTTAGACTCTTTTAAAGTCTTTTGATTAAATTTTCTAGAAATTTCGGTTATTGTAGATATAACTGTTTCTGCTTTTGCTTCACTTAAATTATTATTCTTTAGAATATAATCGTATAATTTAAGTTCTTTAGCTAGCACAGTATTACCGCCGAAGTATTTCTTTAATACACCAACTGCGGCTGATTCATTCTTAGAGATAGTATCAGCAGCGATTTGTTTAACTAACAGTTCGAAAATTAAACCGGTATTTTTAAACTTTGAATGTTTTATCTTCATAATATACGGTTACTATATATAAATATGGGTTAGTCCTCTAAATCTCTTAATTGACTTTCATCTAATAGTTTAGATTTAATCTCTTCATTATCTTCAAAGATCATTTTCTTTTTATCTCCAAAGGAATTTTTAATCTGATGATAGACTGATTCAGCTTTAGTTGTGTTGGTTTCCATCATATTTTCATTATCTGATGGGAATCCTCCATGCATACCATGAACTCCTAATCTATCTCTTCCACCCATAGGATCGTCGTTAGTACCGTACACCGACATTTTCTCTTTAGGTCTACCGCCTTCTGGTCCAACCTCACTATATCCAGCAGGTACAGATCCAGGACCACCGCCTTTTTCAGTAGCAGTAGCTCTTCTACCATACATTGAGGCTAAATCGTGTGGAGTACCGTATGATCTACCTGATTTTGCAGGATCATTACCTTCAGCTTCTATTTGAGCATGTCTAAAGGCTCTCTTACCATCTTCTCTAACTAAATCTCTCATCTCATTATAAGTGTCTTCTGACATATCAAATATGTTCTCATAAATGTAGTCTGAGGAGAATAATTTAGAATCTTTCATTTGATTAGCTAGATCAACTTTTTCTTTTAGTAGAGCTACTTTCTCTTGTTCGTATATTACAGAAGGATTAGTAAGCTTTAATTCGAAGTTAGTTAAACTTTCTCCGGTAAAACCTTGAGTATATAAATGAACCAAAGCAATCTTAGTTAACTCTGATTCTAATATTTTTTGTATTCTTTCTACAGTTCTGGCGAATCTAATATCTTCTGCTGCTAATGTTGCTTTACCTTGTAGGTCTCCTTCGTATCCGAAATATGCTTTCGGTATTTTAAGAGCTGCAAACATTTTAGCTTGTAGATATTGGATATCGTTAGTACCATCGTAATCTAAACCTTTAGTAGTTTCGATTCTAGTAGAAGCATCTCCTCCTCTTACCGGTACATAGAAATCCTCCATCATATTCTGCATATTGAACTTCAAGTTATATTGACCAGTTTTAGGATCAACATAAGGAGTCTTTTTCATAGTGTTGATAGTCTTTTGCATAAACTGATCAACTTCTGCAGGAGGAATAGAACCAACATTAACAAAGAAGGTTCTTTTTTCAGGTGCTCTCATTATACGGTGTATTAACATCGCATCTTCCATTAACGTCAATTGTTTAAATATCTTTCTGGCTGGTTCTATATAAGATCTACCGTAAGGTAAGTAAGCATGATCTGAAAGTAATCTAAAATGAGCTACTTCGTAATTATCTAATTTTACTACATTACTATCTTTTTTAGGTATGTAGTTAGGGTCTGCAGTAGATGCCAGTCCTGCTGGGTCTATGGTAAACTGTACCTCAGAAGGTTTCTCTGCATTTGCGCCTTCATGTCTTGACATATTATAAACTGTATATGGGAGTACGTTATAAACACCAAATTTTTCTGCTATTTCTAATTTTAAGAAATAATCTCCATATTTTAACATTCCTCTAACCCACGACCATAAGTTAAATTCGACATTTAAAACATCGTAAAATAAATTATATAGTACTCTTTGTAAGTTTTCATCCGATGATTTAACAGATAATACTTCTCCCATATCGTTTTTAAGAGTAGCTTCATCAGCTAATATATCTAATGCAGAAGCGATAATTGGATCAGTATCCATAGCTTCATAATCAGAGTAAAGCTGTATTCTTAATGTTTGATAATTAAGTGTAGGATTAAATAGGTTTTTATTATTATATATATGCAATCTTGAGAATCTATCGATAAGTGCGTTAGTCTCAAAGTTACCAGTAGTCTGTATACGGTTGATGTCGGCTACCTTAAGTTCGGTACCTCCAACATTTCTTATTATTACATCCGAAGAGAAGAGTCTTTGTAGTCTTCCAAATAATGATTTATCCGCCATTCAATGAATATTTAGATTCAGTATATATTATAAATAGCTACATTATAATAACCAAGATATATCTTCTTGACCATAGCCATTATCTATAAGATAAGGATTATTTTGCTGATTTCCAACTCCTTTCATGACTGCTTTGTTTTTAGCATTTAAATTCTGAAAAGAGGATAATTGTGCTCTAGCTAAATCCATACCTTGTTGTCTTAATCTTAACGCTGTATCTCTAACATACAGTGCTGTTGCGCAAGATATTAGTAAATCATCGTTATATTTAGTTTGTGCTTGAGGTTTACCATTTTTCCATACAAATACTCTCATTTCTCCTAATAACCTTTTGGATTGTATAGTTACTCCTCTTTCTCTTATGTACTCTATCATTTTAGCAACTACTAAAGGTCTAGTTCTAACTGACATAGTAAAGCCAGGTACTAGTTTATCTCTTTCGAACTTAGACATATAAGATTCTACAGTTTCCATTTGAGAGGTAGAACTATAATATAAATTACTATATTGACGTTCCATTATTTGTTCTATAGTAGCCCATCCAATATTTGCATTTTCTACTACTAATAACGCTTGATTATATTCTGTTGCTATACCTACTAATACGTTACCAAAGTCTTTAGGAGATAGTTTACCTTTATATTCACCAACTTGTGTACAAGATTCTATATCAAATATATGAAATGCAGAATAATCGGCAGAATCACCTCTAGCGACGTCAGCTACTACCATATATGATTTAGTATAATCTACTCCTTCCCAGATCCATAAGTTAGTATCAACACCTCTTTTTTCTAAAGGTTCTTTTAAATATGTTTGCTCATAAAATAACATATCATCTGGTTCAAATACTGTATCACCAGAAGCTAAGAAATCACAATCACACTCCTGTCCTGCCATTCTAGGACCTAAATCAGCATCTTGTTGCTCTCTCCATTGTTGATCTCTTTCAGGGTGTACCGTCCAAGGTAGTTTTATAGGTAAGAATGAATTCTCACCGCTTTCAGCTTTTTCCCAAGTTTGATGAAACCAGTTACCAATGCCATTAGGTGTTGATAAAGCCATACATTGACCACCAGTTGCTAATGTTTGTTGTGCTGCTGTAAACGTTTCTTCAATGTTATCAACAAAGGCAGCCTCATCGATAAGGAGTAATGATACTGCTTCGGATCTTGCTGCATCAGTATTAGAAGATTTCGCTGTAATTTTAGATCCGTTTTTAAGTCTTAAAGATAATTTATTCTTTTCTACTGCTGGTAATCTTAACCATTTGGGTAGTTGATCGTACATAAACATAGTTTTAGAAACTAAGTTACGTGCAGTTGCTTGAGTAGTTGCTAAAGCTAATACGTTTTTATCTTTATGAAATAACATTAACCATAAAGAATAAGCAGCAGATAAAGTTGATATACCTAACTGTCTTGATTTTAAAGTAATAATATATTGATTATCTCTAAATAAGTGTAGTACTTTAGATTGGAAAGGATATAAATTAAATAATATTCTACCTCTAGTAGGATGCTGAATATAGCAGTACTTCTTCATAAAGTACGCCGGATCTTTTGCACATTTGATATACTCCTGTGCTATTATTTTTTTGATATTTTGACTCATAACTAACTTACTTTGATGTAAACGGAAGAAATTGAACTTTTTGAACCTGCATAATTTACTATATCCGTAAGAGCGTTGATTACTTTTTCTTTATCTCCTGTTTCTAAAACTTTTATTACTGTAAGGGCTTGGTATTTAGAAGAAATCCAATCAGTAGATTTTTCTTTTAATTCTTCTGCTGTTATTTTGAATCCTCCGTATTTAGATGCTATATCTATAAAATTATTTATAAATGATTCAGATAGAGTAATAGCATCAGCTACTGCATTTTTTTGAGAAGGAATACCATCTAAACCATTTTTCTTTAATAACATAGCTAAAACTCCTCCTCCTATCTTTCCTTGTGCTGCTGTCTTACCTTTTAACTCACCTTGAAAACTTGTTCCATCAGTAGAAAAAGTTCTTAGCTGCATTGTAGCACCTGATTTAAAATTAATATAAGCATCTTTAGAGGTTGCTGAAACAGTCGATGATGCGTAATCGTCTTTCTCGGTTACTAATTCTCTATTTAAAATACTTAACTTACTATCAGGTCCTAATTTTTTTAATGATACTCCTATAAGTTTTTTTTCATCAAATAATTCAACTAAGTGGTTATTTAATTCTTCTATACTATTATCGTTTAATTTGATATTTTTAGCTGTTGGAGAAACTAACCAAATATCTGCAGGATTCCATTTATCATCTTGAATTCTCCAACCATTTTCTTTTCTTACTTTTCTCCATGAACTGTAAATAGATTCTACAAAACTAGAGCCTCTATGAAATTCAAATCCTTCACCAGAAAAACTTAAAAGTTTTTTAGCAGTATTAATAAATGTATTAGACCACCCTGGAGAGCTTATTATAAAATCAATTATACTGTCGATACTAATATTTGAATCTATATCTTTTTCAACAGATTTTAACTTATCAGCTGTTAGATCTTCTCTAGTAACTTCTGTACCGTATTTTTGAACCAAAGCGTTTACTAAACACTGACCTGATTCTTGTATTGATGTTTGAGCTGCGCCACCTCCAGATCCTTTTCCTCCTCCAAAATCTGCTGATTTTTTTAATTTAGATGTAGTAACTGTGTTACCTTCTTCATCTTCTAAAGTAACTGGTCCTTTTTCTGGTGTCCAATCTTCTAATTCAGCTACTTTTGATCCTGCTGGATCATAAACTATAAAGGTACCTCCTTTATCTAATTCTAAAGGTTCTTTATTTTTTATTTTATTAATAAGAATATCTACTCTTTCCTCTTTAGTTTTAGAGTTTTGTTTACCTAATTCTTTCGGTGTAAGTGGAGTTTC